TGCCTTATTGACCAGCAGGGAGACACCCAGGCCCAGCAGATTGGTGTCCGGCAGCCGGGTGTCATAGACGACTCTGTCGTCAGCATAAACCTGTACCATTTACAGCACCGCCTCTCTGTAGGAGATGCGGAGCGTGCCGGTGCCGCTGTAGGTCAGCGTGCCGCCGCCCTGGGGAAGCGTAAGGTCGGGCAGCTGGTAGGTGCCCTCGCCCAGGGACCAGGAGGAGCTGCCATAGACCAGGAGGATGGTGCCGCCCGTGATAGTCAGCAGAGGCACAGCCGTCCGTCTGCCAGCGTTGGTCAGCTGGGCGGTCTGTGTCTCCGTCGTGGCGGTCAGCGTGTAGACTGTCTCCTCCTTGGCGTAGCGCCAGGGGTCGCAGACAGCGGTCACGGTGACAGCCGCGTGGGCGTTGTCGTTGTACTCCTTGGCCACGCTGACGCGGCCAGCGATGTAATGACCGGGGTCGTCGGGCAGCACGATGTCCTGCCGCCAGCCGTCCAGCCAGTTGACCATAGTGTTGATAGCCGCCTCGCGCTCCAGCCGGGTGCCTTCGGAACACTCCAGCTTGACAGTCAACGTGCGGCTGTGGTATGTCGGCGCGCCGTTGGTCAGCGCAGCCGAGAGATCGAGCGCTCCATCGCGGCCAGGGACGTCCAGGAAATTTTCCTGGTATTCCGGGGCAGCGAAGCTCCAGGATGCGAGCGTCCAGAGCTGCGCGGCGGTGTCATAGGTGCCGATAATAAAGCCACGTTTTTCCATTTATCGCGCCCCCCTTGCTGCCAGCACTCTGCGCTGGCCCAGTGCGTTGTCGTAGCCGTCGGCGGTGGCGCCAATCAGCTGCTTGCCGTCAATGGTGATAATCTGCCCGCGCTCAATAGCGGCGAGGATGAGGTCCAACTTGCCAGCCAGCCCGCTCGTAACAGACGCCTGGGCGGCCGCTGCGGAGCTTCTGCGGGTCTGCAGGCCTCGCTCTACACCCAGGCCATCCATGCCCGTGGCGGCGTCCATAACGCCTCCAGCGACGCGCTGCATGGCCTTAACGGGGTCGCTCATGTTGTCCAGCATACCCTCGGCCAGGCCGCGGTCGAGCATATCGCCGACCCAGGCCATCTCCTTGGACGGAGAATGGATGCCAAAGAAGCCCTTGATGCTGTCCATAATAGACGACGCGAAGCCGCTGATTTTATTCTTGAGCCAGCTGATTTTGTCGGTGATGCCGTTCCAAAGACCGGCCACCAGGTCAGCGCCGACAGACAGGACCTTGCCAGGCAGTGCGCTGAGGGTAGAGACCACGGAGCTGATAAGGTTGCCCATAGCGCTCCTGGCCTTGCTTATCATATCGTTGCCCCATTGATTGACCTTGGACACGGCTCCGACAATGGCAGACCAAATTTTGCCAGGGAGCTGCTTCACAAAATTGACCACGCCGGTCACCATATTGGTCGCGGCGGTCTTGGCAGCCTTCACCAAATTCGCGCCCCAGGTCTTGACCTTGTTCACGGCGCCGAGGATGGCGCTGTAAATTTTTTGCGGCACCTGCTTAAACCACTCGACGACTTTCGACACCGTGCTCTTGATTTTCTCCCAAAGCTTAATCCAAAACTCGCGAAATTCCTCGCTGTTATTCCACAGATAGGTAAAGGCGGCGACCAGGGCCGTGATGGCCGTGATAACCAGGCCAATGGGGTTTGCCTTCATGGCCGCATTGAGCACCTTCTGGGCAGCTGCAGCAGCATACTGCGCCAGGGTCATGCCCTTCTCGGCAGCGGTAGCAGCCAGAGCGGCCACCTTGTAGGACACCAGTGCGGCGGTGATACCTGCCAGGGCCACGCCGATGGTGGGCAGGTTTGCCAGCAGCGTCTCGATGACCGGGACGAGCTTGCTCAGTAGCTCCGCGCCCATAGACTTGACGCTGGTCAGCACAGGCTCCACAGCGGCGCCCACGCCTGCCAGGGAGGCGGTCCAGGCTTCATTTGCCTTATTAGCTGCGATGACGTCCGCGTTGGTCTCTTTGTAGGCCTCGGATGCCTCGCCATAAAGCCCCGCCAGGGTCTCGGTGATAAGGGCCTGCCGCTCCTGCTCGGTGTTGCACTTGGCCAGGCTCTCGTTAAATTTGTCCTCGGAAACGCCCGCCCAGTTGAGCGCGTCAGCCAGAGGGCCGGTCACTTGGCCGACCTTGGCCGTCTCGTTGGCTGCTTCGGTCAAGCCCTCGATGGGGAGGGAGGCGCCGAAGGTGGCGAACACGCCGGGCAGGATGTCGCCGGTCCACTTGGCCAGGTCCTTCTCGTTGTCGGTCAGCTTGGCCAGATGATTGGACGCCTCGACGGCCTGGTCCGTTTCACCCAGGACGCCCTGCAGCTCCTCGTAGGCGCTCCGGGCAGACTCGACGCTGTGGCCGTTGTCCGCAAAGGCGGTGTCCAGCTTGGCCATCTCGGTGCGGTATTCGCGCGTGGACTCAGCCGCAGCGGTCAGCCCAGTGATGGCTGCAGTCACAGCACCGCCTACAGCGGCCAGGCCGGTGTTGCCGATGTTGTCCAGCGTGTCGCCCAGGCCCTCGCTGGCGTTCTTCGCAGCGAGAGACTTTTCGCCCAGGTTTTCGATTTCCTCGGCCGTCTCTTTGACGGCGCCCTCGTAGCCCTGGAGCTTCTTCTCCGTGGCGATGATCTCACGCTGCAGCGCCCTGACCTGCTCGACAGTAGCCTCTCCGCGCTCAAACTGCGCCTGCACCTGCCGCTCTGCCTCTTTCAGCGTCTCCAGCTTCTTGCCGGTGTTCTCCACCGCGTCGGCCAGGATCTTCTGCTTCTGCGCCAGCAGGTCGGCGTTGCCGGGGTCCATTTTCAGCAGCTTGTTGACCTGCCCCAGCTCGCTGGAGAGGTCGCGGGACTTGTCCTCGACGTTCTGCAGCGCCTTGCCCAGTTTCGTGGTGTCGCCGCCGATCTCTACAGTCAAGCCCTTAATGACATTTTTACCTGCCATTTTCAGCCGCCTCCTTTCCGTATTTCTTGCGGAGCGCCGAGCGGTCAGGCTCGGTTTGCTCCATGCGCCAGGCGTTGTCCAGGTACTCCTGGCCCGCCTCGGTGCGTGTCAGCATATAAATATAGGCGTCCCGCCGCCAGACCAGATACTGGAGATAGTCCAGCTGGGAGACCTCGAAGAAGTTGAGGCCTGTGTATTCCGACACGAGACGCCGCCACCACGAGCGGGTGGTGTATTGATGGCCCCCCGTACTATCTGCTGCCGGGTAGTACGGGAGCCTTAGTTTTTTTGGTTAGTGATGGCGCTGATGTAGTCCATGTAGGCGCTGAAAAATACCACAGCAGACTCCAGGGTCATGCGGTATTTACCCAGCAGCTCCTCACCGGTGACTGCGATGCCCTCGCGGTTGCAGCTGATAAGCCGCGCCGCCAGGTCGTAGATGCTCTGCACGCCTTCCTTGTTTCCGGTCTTGATGACGGTCAGCATTTCAGGCGTGAAGGCCTCCAGCTCAGCGACCAGCGCCTCGGTGGGGGTCGTGACGTGCAGCGTGGTGCGTGCCTCGTCCTGCAAAGTCAGGTCGAGGGTCTCCAGCTGTACGGCGTTAAGGTCCAGAACGGCCATAAAATTACCTCCTAAAAATAAAGCGGCGGGGTTATTCGCCCCGCCGCCTTGTCAGCTTTAGCTGGCAGGGATCTCCTCGATCAGCTCCACCAGGGTGCCCGCATCGTCGTGGGGCATAGCCTTGAACTCGGGCTCGATGACAGTGCCCTCATCTGCGGCGAAGGTCAGGGTGGCGCCGGCGGTGTTGCGGCCCTTGATAAGGATCCACAGGTTGCCGTCGGTCTTGTCCTCGTGCATGAAGCAGATGGCATAGTAGCCGCCCTTGTTGTTGCCTGCGCCGCCGATCTTGGTGGTGCGCTTGCCGGATGCCTCGGACGTCTGGCAGCGGTCGACCAGCTTGGACAGGGTCTCGCCGTTCCAGGTCACCAGGCCGCAGCGCAGGATAGCCTCCTCGCTGGTGGTGATGACCTTGGACACGAAGCCCAGGCCGCCCTTCTCCTCATAGGTCTCCTGGGTGTACTCCAGAGCGGCGCCGCCCTTAATGAATCCCAGCAGGTTGTCGTCGGTGCAGATGGTGTCCACGGTGGGCATATCCGTCGCGAAAGCCTGCAGGTAGATCTTGCCGGAGCCCAGAGTGATGACTTTGTTGTCACGCTTGGCCATGTTTAGGCCCTCCTTTTCTCGTTGTAATTAAATTCATAGACGACCTGGTACCGCTGCACGTTCTGCAGCCAATACCTGGCCTCCTTGGTCCAGAGGATGCCTCTGGCGTTGAGCTCCGCCTCGATGGCGGCCTCGGCTGCCGGGTCCTGTTCGGGCTCGTACAGCTCCACGCTCACGTCGTGGCGGACGATGACCGGCAGGCCTGCCGTGATGACAGGGTCGGGACCGTCAGCCTCCTGCGCGTCGAAGTAGATGGCGTAGGTCGTCGCGGGCGGGTTAAGGAAACGGCTCTGCCGGTACGGGATGCCGGAGGCCGTCAAGATTTCGTTAATCATTCTGCACTGCCTCCTTCACTGCCTGCTCGTACTCGGGCAGAACTGTCTCCAGCGCGTTTTTCAGGAACGGGTCGGACTTTGTCCGGCCGCCGTTCTTCGTGGCGTGACCGTGCACCAGCAGATGCGTCAGTCGATGATCCGGCGCCTTGACGTGCCAGATGTACTTCTTGGTGCCATGACCGGAGTCCACCTCTTTGACGGCGATATTTTTGCGGAAGCTGCCGCTGGCCACCGGCGCGGAGGCCTTGGTCAGCTTTTTCAGCTTTTCCGCTGCCGATTTTCCGACCGCGTTCACACGCTCGGCCACGCCCTCGGTGTACGTCGTCAGCTCCTTCTGGATAGCGGCACCCAGGTCTGCCGGTTTAATGGTCTTAGCCATAGATGCCGCCCTCCTCAGCGGAGGCACGTGTCACGACGATCTCCAGCTCCTGGCCGGTGCGGAAGGTACGCAGCACTCGATAGCGCTGCCCGTCATACTCGCACAGCTGCTCGTTGGCGTACTCCAAATAGTCGGCCAGGATGAACTTGCACTCGGGATAAACGTCGACCGCCTGCGCCTCGTAGAACTCCCGCTGGCCGATGCTGGCCATGCGGCAGAACACTGTGCGCTCGGTGTCACCGTTGACGAGAGTCAATACTTCATTCACCGGAGACCGCCTCCTCACGATAGCCCCCCGCCATCATCAGGCAGGCCTTGAGGCTGTTGTAGCGCTCCAGGTAGGCGGCTGCCTTGACGGTGTCGTCGGTATACTCCGCCTTGCAGTACAGCTTGATGGCGTTGAGGATAAGCGGATCGAGCTCCTGGGGATCCTCCGCGGCAGGCTCCTGGACGCCGCAGACGTGCAGGTCGGCCAGGCAGGCAGCGATGGAGTCAGCCACGTCGCCGTCCAGCGCGGTGTGCTTGATGCGGAGGCTTGTTTTGATTTTAGAGAGCAGCTCGTCCATGGGGCTCTCCTCCTTCCTGGGGGTAGATTAGGGCGGGGCTGTTAAGCCCCGCCCGTGTTTAATTAGGCAGTTGCCTGGGTGTAGCGGACGACGCCCTTGCCGGTAGGCTTACCATCGGCCAGAGCCATGGCGCGGTACACGGTAGAGCCGGAGCGGAAGGCGACGCTCTCGTCACGGTCCACGGAGGGAGCCTTAGCGAAGTTGAACTTGTAGCCCTCCTTCAGGTCGCCGAAGTAGATGTCGGTGCCAGCAGCGTCCTCGATGATGACGGGGAAGCCCATGACGTTGAACTTGGCGGGGGCCTGAGCATCGGCCACGACGATGGGATGCTTGGCGGTGTCCTGGATGTTCAGCACGTTGCCGAAGAAGGAAGCGCGGCTCATAACGAAGCAGGCGTTGGCAGCGTACTCGGTAGGCAGAGCGGCGATAATGGCCATAACGTCGCTGTAGGTGATGCCGGCCTTGGTGTAGGTGCCGGTAGCGGTC